AGGACCCTAAGACTACGCTCCTGAACCTGATCAAGAACAACATCAGGGTCACCCAGGACAAGGGTCAACCAGCCAGTGTGCGCGTTAGTGAGGACTGGTTTAACGGCGAACTTTTCAAGAATTGTGACGCCCAGGTTACGATTGGCCTTACCTCTGGCTCGGACGTGCAGAAGTTGAACATCAGCGGCTCAATGGCCAAGTACCGGGACCGGTACAAGATCACGGGTTTCACCGTCGACAAGCCGGGGATAACCGGGAAGGAGATGCGTTGGAAGCTTCGCAGGGAAATCGAGCGCATTATCCGTAGCAAGCGAGCGAATCCTGGTGGGGCCTTGGCGCGCATCGACGTTGAGTCTGCCGGTGAAGGCCAGAATCTCGAGTCCAACCCGCCCTACTGGACGGTTGAGGTCACGGTCATAACGAGTCGTTATGAAACAACAAATTAGGAGAACGAAAACATGAGTTACCCGATAGGTGGAGAAGAAGCAAACGCTGTGTTCATGGCCGAGTCAGTTTACGGTGTGTTGCCGTCAGCTCCCAGGACGTGGCTGTGGATCGGCGTGATTGACAGCGTTGAGCCAAGCATCGACCCGAGCCTCCTACAGCTGAGAGGCGCCGGCAGCAGATACGCCGCATACCTCAAGCAGGGGCTTCGCAAGGTTGATTTGAAGCTCAGTTACCTGTACCAGGATAAGGGTTTTCTGAATGCGATCATGCAGGGGTTGCCCGTGGGAAGCGGCATGCCGCTGAGCATCGAGGTCTTTTGGAACAAGATAACCGATGGAACCGTCCAAGTGTCCTTGGTTCACACTGGTTGCCTGCAGGACCAAGTGAGCATCTCGGGCAAGATAGTTTCAGGCCAGGACATGGAGGTTATGGTGGCAGTGCAGGCCGTAGCGCAGGATGTTGACCCTCGCACTACACACCCGACTGGAACAAACAACTATCCCACGCCGCCGGTGACTGTGCCCAAGTTGACCAGTGACTGTTCGATCGAGATTCCAACCGCGTCGCCGCTTGAGGTCTTCAGCGAATTCACTTTGACGATCAAGAACAACTTGAAGCGCCACCCGGTCATCCGGAGCACGAATGGGAAGTTGCTGAAGTGGCTGGTCGGTAGGGCCTTCGAGGTCGAACTTGAATTGACGGGGTTCTTGTTGAATGCTGACTTTTTGGCTGGCCTGAAAGCAGACTGGACGGGAGAGATCACAGTGCGTATCGGCACTGACGTCTACACGTTGTCCGGATGTTCATACGATGCTACGAGCATTCCAGGCAAGGTTCAGAGTGAGACGCCTGAGAAGATCAAGTTCATCGCCAAAAGTCTGGCGATCACATAGGAGGCAGCAAGATGGCTACAGAGACCGTTGAGATTGATGGAAGATTCGGGGAAGAGTACCGGGGCAAATACGTTTTCCGCGAGATCACCTGGGCGAAGCGTAGCCGCATCCTACAAAAGTACACGAAGTACAATCCAGCGACGGGACAGATAATAAGTACTGATGTCCTGCAGATCCAGGCAGAGACTATAATGGCCTCGTTGACGGGTCAGCCTGAGGCCCATCCTCTTACGCTTGCGAAGATCCTGGGCGAAGAGGAAGGCATTCCTATACGACTCGGAGAGATGCTGTCAAAGGCGGTCAACAAACTCAATAGTCTTAGCGGTGAGGAGATGGCTTTTTTATCCGAGCAATCAAAACCGAGCAACCCCATCCTGACATCACCGAGTTCCGTCTCATCAAAGAGTTCGGCTGGACCCACACCCAGCTTGCAGGGCAACCAGCCCGAAAAATAGAGACAGACCTCGTAATCTTGAGGGAGATGGACAAGATGGCGGCTGAAGAGCGGAAAAAAGCGGAGCGTGAGGCGAGACGTCGATAGAAATATCGTGTGACGTTGAGGGTGTTGAGGAGTTTCAAGCGGCGATGCAGACCTTCGACGTTGCCATGCAGAACCAGGTGTACCGCTTTCTGGTCAGTTGGGCGGCTGACGTGAAGGCTTCGGCAATGCGAAACGCCCCGGTAGCCACCGGCCATCTGCGGAGCACGATTTACGCTGAGGTCCGGGACTGGGTGGTTGAGCTTGGAGCTGACGCGACTTACTCTCTGTTTGTGGAGTTGGGCACGCGTCGCATGGCGGCTAGGCCATATCTCTTCCCGGCGATCCAAGAACATCTGCCAATGCTTGAAACAGTCATCCTGGCAGCAATCGACGCGGCAAAAGCAGAGGCTGGCGTATGAAAAACCGGATTATCACTGTAGAGGTTGATGGCAGACTGGCCATCTTGCTCATTCGATTGGCAAACGCTACCTGGTTCCTTTGGTTTCCATGGCGAGAACGCGTTCTTTTTTGGTTACGGCGCAACGCAATCCATCTATGTCGCGTTCGGGTCCTTGGCGGGAGGTGGCATTGGGCTTGAGTTTTCGGGAGATCTCAATCGCCGTTAGAGCGGAGAACAGGGCGTCCTACGTTTTCCGCGCTGTCGCCATGGATGTCATGCACTTAGGCTACTCGTTCGGGTTGCTGGATTCGCAGGCGGGGCGAGTCGTTAGTGGCATCATGGCCGCTGTCCACCTAATGCTTACGCTGAAGGCTACGCTTGGGGTCGCGACTGCCGGTCAGGTGGTCCATACGGCAGCTGTTGGAGCAGGCACAGCCGCTCAAACTACCTTCGCGATCTCCTCATCAGGTGTGGTGACCGCTCAGGTCGCGCAGACCGCATCAACGGAAACGTCGACACTGACATTAGTCGCTCATAAGGTCGTATTGTACGCCTCCGCGGTTGCGCATGGAATTTACGCTGCCGCTGTTGCTTTTTCAGGTATGGTTCAAAACGCCTTGACCATCAGTACCGCGGCCTTCTTGGCTTTAACGGGGATAGGTATTGGGCTTCTTGTAACCGCGGCCTCTGCCGTGTGGGCCTATGCTAATAGTTTGAACGCTGCTACGGCAAGTCTCAACAACTTCAATGAGGCTGCAATACGCGCCCCGTCATCTGGTCGGTCCGTGCAACGGTCAGGAGAGTTGATCCTCTACGGCAAAGGAGTTGAGGTCCCATAGCCGTAGCCTGCCCTGTGGCAGCGGTCGTTCTAGGAGCAGTCACGCCTCCGCAAGCTGATATAGTTAAACTTGAGGCGACCTTGGGATGCACGACGGACGTGAGCACCTTTGAACTGTGGTTGCAGAATTGGGACAAGAAATACAGCCCCTCGGGCACCTATCCCCTGATACTGGGTTCGGATGGGAGCATAAATCTAGGCCGTGGCGCCAACTGTCCGCCACTCATCACGTTGCGGATGGAGAAGGTGACTTTTCCCTCAACCCCAACCGAGCACTACGCGTACATCTCAGGGCGTTGCTGGGGGGAGAAGTTGTTTCGGAAGAGGGTCACGACAAAGTACGTCAGCAAGAAAGGCGAGTTCATAGTCAAGGACCTCATCGACAACTATGCCGGCTTGGGCCACGTGCGTAGCGCGGTCGAGTTGATTGAGGATACAAGCACGACCTATAACCTGCTTAAATACAATGATACGCCGGTCTGGGATATCCTGCAGTACATCGCCTCAACCTCAGATTTGAGCGGCGTCATCGGTTACGATTTCAGGGTGGCCCCTGACGGGCTTTTCGAGTTTTTCCCCTTGAACAGCAAAACCAGCCCGGTAAGCCTGACGGACGTGATAGAGAGCAGCGAGTACGGTGGCGACATCTTTCGGAAGAAGAACAAGATCACGATCTATGGAGCTGCTGACAAACCGAACGAGAGCACAAGGGATCTCGCCACGGACATGGTGACGCCCTACATTGGCTCTGAAGTCGATCAAGTGAGCGCGGCCGGCCAGAAGAACCTCTACGTCACCTCAACGGTCGGGTTCGCCATAGGTATGCGGATCGCCATAATGCAGGCGCCGTACTATGAGATCAATGAGATCGCTGGAGGCGTACTGAATGACTACCTGATCATGACTGAGAATCTGGCCCACACTTACAACGTGGCAGCAGGCGTCTTCAGGGTACCAGGGTGGGGGCCACAGAACAGCACGATCTCAGCAGAGAGCACGATCAAGGTTGTTGGCAGCAGAAGCGTGAAGGTCGTTGGGCCAGGGGGTAGCTATTTCGGGGGTTTCTATGTTAATGAGTCTCTCGTGGACGCGGAGCTTTATCCTGAGATCAGGTTCAAACTGTACACGACTGTAGCCTCTGGTGGCTACGTGCGGGTTTGGGATACGAATTGGAAGACCGCAATAACCAGTTTTCCTCAAGTTGATGCTGACGCAAAGTTTCATCACCAGGTGATTAGCGCTGGAAGTCAGAATGAAGAGAATTGGCAAGTTGAAAGTGGCTTCAATTGGTCCCTGATCCAGATTACTGAGATTGGGGCGAGTGATGGCAACGCTACGATCTATGTTGATGGGTTTTACTGGGGGGGTCGACGCTACTTCTACACGAAGCAGGCGGTTTCTGGCGACCTAAGAGAGTACGTTGACACCGATGAGGAGTTGGCTAGTGACTATGAGTGCCAACTGAGGGCTGAGGCTATGTATGACTACTACAGTGGTCCAGCGGTCAACTCACCGATTGGCAGTACGGTGATTGATTATGGGACTACGCCTATTTTGCCTGGCGACAAAATTCATGTCATATTGCCCAACGAGAACGTCAACGCGGACTTCCGTATCGAATCGGGCGTGAAGTACGCCTACGATGGAAGAACCACTGAACTCAACATAGATTTCGTGGTGGGGCGCCAGCCGAAACTCTATGCCGACTACATGTACCGTTTGAGCAGCAAGCAGGATTATCTCGTTCGCCACAGCTTTGGGAGGCTGGGGGGGCTGTCTCCACGTTGAGTGGGCCTACCTTCGTTTTTTCAGGGCCTCGACTTCTTCTTGCAGGTGCTGTATCTGTCTTTTGTCTATGCAGGCGAAGAGCGCTATTAGCACGCCACAGAAGCCCAGAGCTATCTCAAAACCGACCAAGTCCTGAAGGTACCCTGGGATGTAATGTCCAAGAGACATCAAAGTGGATGTGGCCCACAAGAAAGCCAGCAGGTACGCGGTTAGGACTACCTCTCTTGCTCCGATGTTTTGCATTGTGTTTTTCCTCAGTTCTTCTTTTGGTTTGGCCTCTAAAAGCCTTTTCGGAGGCGGTTCCGGCTTGAGTAAGCGTTTGTCGAAGCAGCTGAAGGCTCTGGGTGTCGGTGACTTGGTCTGCGCGGAGTGGTATGATGCGAGCACTGGGAAGGCCAGGACCACTGGCATGGCGATCGACGTTCCTGTCAAAAGTTGGGGCGTTTACCTGGGGATTTTGGGTGAAAAGAGCCGGCATCTGGTGCTTGCGCAGAACGTCATCAAGTTTTCCGTCGGCGTCTACGATGTGGATTATACTGCTGTTCCCCTGTCGTGGGCTACCAACGTGACGGTCGTTGGGCCGGGGTGTGTGGACCCGCTTATCGCAAAGCAGCTGCTTGAGAGCTTCGCGTCCGGCCGCCTTGCAGGCGTAGCGATTGGCCGAAACGAGCTTCGCCACGGACGCATGCACATGTTTCAGGAGCACCGCGGCCATGCGTGATCCCGTGCGACGCGCACTCATGAGGCGTAGGCAGGGCCGTCAGCGTGAGGTGGTTGAGGAGGCTGATGAGCGGCTTGTTTTGGCTGTGAAGTTTGCGATGGTCATGGTCGCCTCCCTCACGGCCTTGGAGATCACTTACCTGGCAGTTTTGCACGCCTGGAGCAGCGAAGTGTTTGCCGCGATCACGGGCCTGAGTGGCTCGATTGTGGGGATCTTTTTGGGCAAGAAGGCGGGCTGATGTGGCGTGAGGCGGAGAGATAGGCTGGTCCTCTTGGTTCAGAAACGTCGGATGTGCGCAAGGCGAGACATGCAGAGGGTTCGGCTCAAGTTGCTGCGGGACCTGGAGAAGGACTTTGACGTAGCGCGAGGCTACGTTAAGGCGAAGGAGGTCTCTGCGAAGCAGAAGCAGGCGTGGATGCGAATAATGACGTACATTGCCCAGGTCATGAACAGCGTCACCCAGACTTTTGATGAGGCCGGAGTTACGAAGGAGTTGGAGAGGCTGGAGAAGATGGTTAATGAAGCAGTGGCAGCGGACAAAGATCGAGCAGATAGGCCAAGCAGCTGAGGGCCTCCGCGCTGCCCGAAGCCGCGAAATTCCTAACGAGTTTCCTCTCTTCTGCCACAAAATGCTTGGGTTGACGCTCACAAACTATCAGGTTCATGGCGCCGAACTGATCGACAAATATGACAGTGTCGCGTTGCGGTGGAGCAGGCAGAGCGGCAAGAGCCACATGGTGGCCGCGAAACTTCTGCACTTGGCCTTGCTGCACCAGAGGCTTCAAGTCGCCGTCGTGGGGCCTTCGTGGCGCCAGACCAAGATCACCATCCGAAAGGTAAACGGTTTCCTTTCAAAGCTCCCCAAGGGTTTCTGCCACAAAACGCAGGCCACTATGGTTAATCTGTGCAACGGGAGTTTGATTCAGGCTTTTCCCTGCAATCCAGACACGATCCGGGGCTTCACGCTTGACGTCGTGTACGCGGACGAGTACAACTATGTGCCTCAGGACCAAGAGCTGTACGATGCCATCGTGTTCACGTTGGCCACGACTAACGGGAAGTTTGTGTGCTCGAGTACGCCTGGCAGCCAGGACAGCATGTTCTGGAAGTTCTTCAACAGGCCCCAGTACAGCCACTTTGCCAGGGATCATGTGACCTGCGATATGGCGCTCGAGCCAAACGGTCCGCTGAAGAGACGCAAATATGAGCAGTTGAAGGCGGAGTATGCTGATGATCAGTACCGTTGGCAGCGGGAGATGATGGCTGAGTGGGCCGAGGATGAGGCTGTTTGGCTGCCGCTGAGTTTGATAACCAAGTGCCAGGACGCGGAGCTCGAACTGTGGGATGTGGACGGCCCGGGGCGCAACGCCCGGTTTTTCGGCGGCCTAGACTTCGGGAAGGAGCAGGATTACAGCGCTTTCGTAGTGGTTGAGCTTGTCGAGGGCAAGTTTCTGCTCCGGCACATCAAGGTCTGGCCTCTAGGTACCAAGTACGCGAGCGTGATCGGCTATGTGAAGGCCCTTGTGGACCGGTGGCCCA